TTGTTACTGTTACATCTTCTATTTCGGGGATAAAATCACTTTCTCCGCCATCATAGGATATACCCCAGTTTCCTGCTAAGTCTACTGGAACAACCCAGTACCTTCTAATATCATTCGAAGTACCTGAAGAGGCGGTTATAGCTCCGTTAGAGTTAGTCTTAGACGGACCCCAATCTACCTCTTGTTTAAATTCTGTTGTACCCAAACCATTAAGATAGGCACTACCCGCACTAGAAAAAGTAGGTGCAGAACTACCAGTTTTATAATCTTTGTAAAATACTTTATAGTGAGATATAGGCAATTGGGAATCCCCAATAGTAGGAGAAGCCCAAAATACTCTAGCATCCACTTTAGTTCCTTCTTCACTAGTAGTAAATTGATGTGCTACATTTAGAGTACTAGGCGGGTCAATTTCTATAGATTTGCTAATCTGGTTGGAAGATATATTTCCCAATGAATCTTTTGCAGAAATAATAAACGTTCTATACGAGTCTCCGTCCCCCTCATCTCCTGGACCCCATGTTACAGGAAAAGTTAAAGAATTAGTAGCACTATAAACTCCCTCTGTTGTTCCATGTCCTGTTGCTGTTGCACCACCCCATGCCGTTGAACTATTTCCTGCCCTAAATTTTACTTGGTAACTTTCTACTACAAACTGCTCTGATGCAGGAGTAGGCCAAGTAATTGTCATCTGTCCATCATTAATTACATGAGTTATTACTTGAGTATTACCGCCTGATAGTGTCCAAGAAGGTGCAGCAATTGTAACTGTAGTACTACCTGCTGTTTCCGAGTAGTTACCAGTAGTATCTACTGCTTTTATTAAAAAAGTTTTTACTCCTGGAGTAATGCTTGCTGCAGTATGTAAATGTGTTAGTCCTAAACCTCTAAATATTTCGGTGTTACCAGTATAATCCCAGACTCCATTGGGAGAAAGTTGCACAACATACTCTTTAAAATCTAAAGTCGTTGTTATTTTGTTCCAACTTAATGTAATACCACCAGTAGCAGAATGTACTACAGGAGTATTAAATGTTATATTTGCAGGTTTAGTACTCTTACCTGTGACGGTAGCAGTCTTAGTAGCGTATTTAGAGTAAATATTTGATGCCATTAATAAATCCTTCTAGTTTTAACTCGGAACTCTAAGTTCCCTGCTGGAGCGTCATCTATATTTATACTAGTAGAAGTTGTTTCTCCTAAAGAGTTCCAGTTTGTTATCGTAGGTGCCGTTCTTCTCCACTCCACATAATAAGAAGCTACATAAGGGTATAGAGTACTAGTTCCTCCTGTATACGGAGGCTTCCAGCTAAAGGTTGCTCTGTTTCTGACAGAATTTCTTGAATCTGTATATAATTCCTCAGTAACTTCTAAATCTCTAGGCTCAGGAACTGTTGCAGACGGATCGGGTAAATCACTTGTAGACTTGGAAGAAAATTCTATATTACTCTCTATAGCGTCATATTTTGCCTGATGATACTCTAAAGCTGATATTTCATAGATATTAGGCTCACTTTCTCTTACACTTAATATTCTAAAGTCTTGAGCTTCTACAGAACCCATTTCCTCTAATATCCACATATATGTAGTAGTAGGAGCGTTAGTAAAAGCAGTAGGAATACCTAGCTGAGTTACATTTTCTGTTACACTAACAGCTGTGGTATCTCTTTGTTCTATCCAAGTATACGGCTTCCATTCATTATCTATATGAGCGTTTAAACACGCTTCTTGAGTACTTTCAGACTGTTTTACTCCATCTCGTACACAGGCAGATTCCGTATTTAGTAGGGATAGTTTATATATTTTTCCATTTGTTACAGGAGTAGCACTATCTAGTTGTATCATATTAACTGTACTACCTGCTGCTACTCTACCCCCATACCTTCTACCGGCTCTACCTGAATCAGCTATTTTTACTATATCACCTGGACGAATACCCGCTCCTTCCATTCCTGTTTTAAAAGTACATATTTCGGTTTCATGTCTTTCGGTAAGCAATAACCACTTTCCTACTCTACGAGCTTGAGATTGAGATGTGCAGCCTAAGGCTCTAATATCTTTTGAAAATATTTGATTATTAGCATTAGCAATGCCATCTGCATCTTCTACGTATTCTACATTTTGTTTATACAAATCTTCAGGGTTATTCCAAGAAACTTTAGCAACATTATGTCTTTGCTTTCTAGACGAACCTTCGTAAGTAAATTGACCATCAATAACATTAGCATCTCCAAAAGTCATTACAGGGTCTTTAGGAGCATCTTGAACAGGAGTTATCATGCCTTCTTGCCAATAAGTTAAACCTCTAAATACTGCTGCAATATCATTTATTACTTTGTATGCCTCTTCTGCAGATTGTAAGTATAAGTTACAAGTAAATCTTGCTTCTTTATTTCCCCAACCATCATCTACACCTACAAAATTACCACTATTATCTACGGCATCACAGTATTTTGCTATTTCGTATAACGCCCATTTATCTAGTTGTGAAGTAGTTAGCCATTTACCTAACCCGTATCTTTCTTCAGTACATAAGTCATATAAAATCCAAGCAGGATTACACGTCCAAGCAGTAGTAAATGTTCCATTCCATGAACCATTATACAAATTTGTTCCTACAGTAGTTCCTGTCCAGGTACCTCCGGCAGCTACACAATTATCCTTTCTTCTATGTCCACCAATAGAACAATGTCCGGGGTCATAAGATGTATAATTTGCTGGCACTTTAACTTTTACTCCTTTTACCTCGTAACCCCTAGTAGGTATAGAGTCAAATTGCTCAGCATTAAATTGCATTGCTACTAAAGCGCTATTTGGGTAAGTTAACTTATTATCTACAATTATAGTATGGTCACCAAAATAAATAGTGTTTACTATTTTAGCACTAGTTTCATCCGCAGAGATTCTAGTGACTTTTATTGAAATTTGTGTGAACCCTGCTGTTTTAAAGGAAGTAGGTATATCAAATCTATAAGTCTTATCAAACCTTTGAGTAGTCTTACCACTAATACTACCATTAAATACAGTTACCCAGGATCCGGAACTATTTCTATCTAATTCTATTTTAAAAGAAACAGAAGAGCCATGAATGTTACCCTCATCATTATCAGCATTTGTTAAAGCTGGAACCCATATACCTACTCGGACTGCGTCTGCTATAGCGGAAGTAAAAGTTCTAACTATAGGGCTACCGTTATTAACTACAGCATTTACCGCAGTAGTAGTTTCGGTACCTGCAAATCCTGGAATGTGTGTTTGGTTATTAGTACCCACTCTTGTAGTATAAGAAACTCCTTCAAAATTATCAGTTCCAGTAGCATCCTGTAAAGGAGTGTTGTCTATAAAAATAGATTTTTTGCCATTTAGCAAACCACTAATTTCTCCCTCAGATAACAAGTCTACTACTCTACCCTTAGCCGTAGAAAATAAAGTATTTTGGTCTTCTTGACCTCCAGACCCTTTACCATTCTTTCCGCCGCCGTAACCTATAATGTAATCTTGTTCACTCATAATATTCCTATGGATTATAGTTCTCTGATGTTACACCTGAGCTTATTACTGCTCCCCCAATCATTAACTGACCATAACAAATAGGCACAGGTACTCCCTGTACTACAGTATTTGCAGCTCCGTTAAACGAATAATTCTGGTCATCCTTTATTTCTTCTGGAGTAGTGGCTAAAGCTTGTGCTATTCCTCCCTTAATTAAACCTACTCCTATGTTCATTGCAGCACCACTTACCATTGTTCCTATTGTAGCAGCAGCAGAAGCACTAGCTCCGGCAGCAGTAGCTCCAGTAACGGCAGCCGTAGCCAGCCCGCCACTAAAATAAATTAAAGCTGCTCCTAGTAATATAGCTGCTAATCCATCTTTCTTAGCACCAAGTACTACAGGTATAATTTTTATATCTTGTCTACCTGAAGGGTTGTAAATTTCATTTTGGTTTTGTAGGTAAGTTTTTCCAACCATTACCTTATAACCGACACCTCTATCTTGCGATGTTGCTAGAAAACTTTTGAATCCCGGGTTATTTGCACATAAAGCTCTTACTGCTTCTGAGGGTGAACTAACGTCTAAGCTCCAGCTTTTACCGTACTTTTCTGCTAACTCACCGTATAGTATAACTTTCTTTAACATAATGATTCGTGCCTTAAATGATGTGTGGTATGCTTACGCCAGTACCCTCCGTACATTTGTCTATTTGATAACCTACCATAAACATGATGTAAAATAGTGTCGTTTCCAATATAAATTGCGGCATGGTTAGGCACAGATGAAACTAATTTTATCAAAAATGTATCATATTTTTGCAAATCATTTTCATCAAGTATCTGGACAAAACCTTGCTCTTTAAAATTATCTACGTAGAGATTCTCTCCTTTCTCCCACCACTCATCTTCTCGAAAATAATTTTTCAAATTAATATTTAATTCTCGTTTGTAATAATCTCTAACTAATGTGTAACAATCTAGGACTCCATGCGAAAAGTGTCTGCCAATAAGTGGTGCCTCATACCCATCAGGCTCCCAACTATAAAGTTGGTTTAAAGGCCAACTAAGTATATGCCAAGGCTTATTCGTGGTTTCACAAGATACCTTATCTGCCTCCGAAGGTTCGCTAGTAGCATCTGGATGAGAGTGACATATTCCAATAATCTCACCTCTATCTTCTGCATCTGCGTAACTTACAGGGTCTATAATAAAGTGTTCTTCTGAGTTTTCAGCAGCATTTTTAGCCCTATGATACTGCTCTCTACCTCTAGAAGTTACTATTACAAACCCGCAGGCTTCTCTAGGGTACTCTTCTTTAGTATG